CCGGCTCGGCGGCCGCAGTTTCACTTCTCGTGAGCAGATCCGCGATAACCCGCTGCGGCGTCGCTAGCGCTTCATAGAAAGCCCTGGCCGCATCCTCAGTGGCGTCGCTTCGTAGACCCAGCGACTGTAGGTACTGGCGCAATTCCTTGGTCATGGTTACACTCCCTTGTCGGTTTGTACCCACATCAGCGGGCTTTCTTGCTCTTAGAAATTCGGCACGCATCTTTGCACCCTGATCGGCGCCGATCGGAACGACAGAGTTTTCGCGAAGGATGGACCTCAGCGAGATTCGCAGTGGCAACTCGCCGGCCGTGTGACTACGGCCGTCGACTGTCTCGGTTGTGTTTGCGGGGATCCGCACGGACTCCATTACTCGGTAACCGATCGAGACGTCAGTGACATGTCCTTGACGTACTTTGTTCCAGACCATGTCCGCCCGTTCGTCGTCAGATGCGAAGAAGAGACGCCCGACAATCGTGTTGTTCTCAAGGCGGATACTGCGGACGGATCCCAGTTGATGTTCGATACTCCAGCGAATGTGCGACTCCAGCAGGGGCACTTGTACCGGCAGCTCCATCCCCCGAGCGATCAGAATCTCTTCGAGTAATTCGTCGCGCTGCCAGTCGTAGACGATGGCCCGAGTCTCCGTCGACATGACCGCCTCTATACTGCGGTTGGGAACATCAAGCGTTTCGGCACGAACGTGGAGATCTCGCGTCGTCATATCACGTTCAACGAAGTCTCCCGATGGTGCTTCATCACGCTGGCAGTACAGGTATTCAGCCATAGGCGACCAACCAGGAACCAGCGAACGAGGAGTTTCAAAAGCGGCCCGGGCTTCCGTCGTGATGACCGCCTCTATACTGTGGTTGGGAACGTCACCGTTCATTTGTAGCTCCTACTGTCTGACGGGCTTTGCCATTGTCACCCGCACTGCCGGCCGACTTCGCAGCCCCTTGGTTTGCGCCCGTCACTTTGACGCCCGGTACCGCCAGTCCACGTTCGCGGAGCATCTCCGCTTCGCGGCCACGCTGCTCAATCACGTCTTCATAGTCGTATCCGAGGTTTGCGCATTCTTCTCGCATCGTGCTCACGCCGACGTTAAGCCTGATCTCGATACCCTTCCCCTCTTTCTGCGGATCCACATGGGGAGCGGCCGGCCAGTTCCACTTGTAAGTAACATCTTCCGGCGCAGAGGTGCCGCCGGCAGCCAGGTTCGCTAGATTCGATTCACGCGCGACCAGATTGACAAGACGGTTGAGGGTGCCGCGTTCCAGCCAACCGCGATTGAGGTCGATTCCACGGCGGTAGCCCTGATCGTCGAACCGTGCGCTCGAGTAGTTGTGTCCACTGCTATCACGGCGTGTGATCATCGCCGGCATATCAACACCGCGCCCCAGGTCGCCGTGGCGCTCTTTTCGGAACTGCACGTAGTTGGCGGCCGGCTGGCGGGGATTCATCTGCTCGACCTTGTAGCCCGGCGGAATCGTCTGAAGCATATCCGGTTCGAGTTCGACTATCACTTGCTCATCGGCTTCGGCGATCTGCACACTGTGATGGTCGGTCCACAAGAACGCCCCTTGGGCTGCGGCCAAATTGGCGGCATGTAGCACGTTGGTGTCGTAGTCTCGCAGATCCGCTATTACAGGCAACGCTGTAGTCAGCCAAGGGATGCCGCGGACTTGATTAGCGACCAGCATGATAAACCCGTGAATGATGACCTCTGGCGGAAACTCATCTGTCTTCAGCGGGTCGGTATGCTGGAACATGAGGTCGAGGGGCTTGGCTATGAAGTAGGCGACGGGCTTGCCGGTTTCATTCCGCTTGACGCCGAGCATAACGTCAGGCTTCGTCTGATCGATTGGAGTGGTGAGACGCCGAGGATCCAGGTTGTGTAACCGCGCTTCGACGTCGTCGGTCTTCTTCGATCTTGCGTCCCTACCGGGTGCGCTTTCGGCCTTCTTCATGTTGACGATCTGAACTAGGAACTCTCCGTTGGACCAGATCGCCCGCCACCAAAGCCGCAGCATATCGACGCCGGCCAGTTGCTCATTGATGTCCGGCTTGAGCCACCATTTTCGCCAGACCGCTTCGAGCTTCTTGTTGTACTTTTCGTCGTCACTCTGAACCTGGAGGATCGGTCCGTCCTTCCCGAACATATCAACGGTGTGACTGAAAACGATCCCTTCAGCGTGCGAGTTGTTGAAAATCTCGTGCTCGCTACGCGTGCGAATGGTTTCGAGCCACATCATTAGGTGGGAGTTGATCGACTGCCCTTGGGCAAGCACCCCTTGCCAGTGCTTCTCGTTGAGCCGATGGGTCTGCGCCGCATCCCAAATACGCACGTCCTCTGAGACTGGTTTGTCCGGGGCGTCGCTCCCACGCTCTTTTCCGCGAGGATAATACGCCTTGACGGTTGGTTTGCTGCCGAAAGTTATGCCGAGGAAACTCACGACGTCGGCCTCACAAGTTTGATTCGCTGACGTTTGATCCCGCGTGCGGCGGCCTGGAGACTCTGACACTTGGCGATCGCCGAATCGATAGCTTCGGGGCGCCATCTGACCTTCTCTTCAGCCTTCTCAAGGTCGGGGATTGCTGCCATTAGGACTTGGGCACCCACCAGCAACGGCAGTGCGGTGCTCCAATCGCTGTCGAGAATCGCAACGGCGGCGGCATCGATGTTCGTATTGATCTGGGCAACGGTAGCCATTACGACAAAAGTCTAGCGCGCCCAGGACTCCCGATGCAACGACAGTAACACTGGTTTATTTATAGTATCTGGAAGATTGAGGGGAAAAAGTATGTCGCTACGGGCGGACGACGCTCTTGAACCGCAGCTTGCATTGCCTACAGACGTGATACCGAATCGGGAGGCTCACACGCGTTATGGTCGTGTTGTTCGACTTGCACTCCGGGCAAAGAGTCGACGCATACGTGACGGCGTTCCCGTTCCATCCTTCGTCCTCATTCCTTGGCACGGCAGCGGAGAATACAAAACCACAATGAGAACACCGACGAGTCTCACGACGATTCACGATTGAATTGTATCGACGGAGCACCTTAGCGTCACAACAATCGCACTTCGGGCAGGCCGGTCCGTCGGCCTTAGTAAACGACATCATTTCTTTCCAAAGAAATTGCTAATCGAGTTCGCACGTTTCGGAACCGCAACCGCTAGCTTTACCTTGCACGCCAGCGCCGCCGCGATGCCGTAGGTCTCGCAGTCCCACCAATGGTTAGGACCGGCACCAGGCCGCTTCTCCCATTCCTTCACTTCCTGTCCCTTTTTCATCTTCGACACAAAATGCTCACTCACCATGTGGGCATGGTAAGCCTCTAGCGACGAGTCGGAATATGTGTGCCATGCACCGGGCTGGTCGCGAGGAATGGCGAGTAGCTCCCGAATCATGTGCTTAGCCTCGTCGACGTTCACTGGACGGAAGGGATGCCCCCGCTTGTTGACCCGCACCTGATTCGGCCAGATCGCTCCTGCATTTTGAGTGTTGCTGCGGCCTAGAATCATTCGCCAGATCGGTCGAGCAGGAGTGTTTCGCAGTAGACAGAACTGCCCGACAGCTTCGGGACGATAGCCGGCGTCGATGAGTGCGATCTTGGCATTCATGCAAACGCTCGGGCGACTGGCAAGCTTCCAGCCGGTTACCTCCATCGCCCAAAGGTCATCGAGAGCCCGTCTGATTGCATGCCCTACTCTGGCCCTATGCTCGGCTAGCGTCAGTGATTCCCCCTTACGAGGGCCATGCACTCCGAGCGTGCCGGCGTCAATCAACCAGCTCGTACCGGTAAGCACGCACCATGCACGAACGATGTAGTAGAGAAAACGATCGTGAACGTCGGCCGTCAACGTGATCAGATCAGCGCCGGCTGGTACTATTCCCTTGCAGTGCCCCTCTTGACGATGTTGGGCCACAGCTCCGATTGTCAGCGCGTCTTCATCCTCTTCCGGTTCCTCGAACGGCTTCACCAACACGTTGAGTTGAAAATCTCTTTCCTTGACCACACTACCCCGGGAGTCCATCCACTGAGCACATAGCCCGGACCATGACTGGAACGGCCAATACATTGCGTTCCACCAAAAGCCGGCCACGCGCGTGCCTTTGTGTTTCGGTTTGTCGGCTCCTTCGATCGGATCCGGCTCATAGGCACGCCATTCAACGCCGCGAAGCATGGCGGGGAGATCCTCATCGGTAATGTGGTAGTCGCATGACTCGTTCTCGCAGCTCATGTAACAGTCAACGCAGGCATCGATGTCCGTTTCGTCGAAGTTCATCCGGTCCCAGTCCAGCAGTTGATAGGTGCCGCACTTCGGACAGCCGAGATATGGCCTGAAGAAAGTCGAGCTAGCAAGAGAGGTCCACAAATAATCGTTGACCGTGCCGGCCGTCCCTAGCATGACGTGGGTCCGGTCCTCTTCGGTAACAGCTCCCGAGCGACGGAAGGCGATGTCGCAGGTGTGTCCCAGCTCCCCCAACGACGCCGGCATGGCCTGAACGTCGTCACAGACGACGACGGGGATCGTCGACCCGGACAAACTGCCGACCGACTCCGCTCCGCAGAAAAACAGCGACGCGCCGTTGTTGAAGTCGCGCCGGTTCTGGGTGCCGGCATCCTCTGTGTTAATGAACTCAATTTTACGCAAAGCCGCGGAAGCCGTGATCGCTGGGGAGAATTTCTTCTCCCACATGTCATGTGCTTTGTGCTTGGTCGCACCGACGTACAGACAATCGACCCTGTCGTGATGAAGGGCCTTTAGGATAGTGTTGATGGCCGCACAGTCCGTCTTACCGCCGGCTTGAGGCGGTGCCATGACTACGACTCGCGTCCAGCGAGGATCCTCGATCGCGGCCATGACTTTACGTTGCAACGGGAACGTGTTGTTCGACCACTTGGCGGGTTCGCCGCCTTCACCGATCAACGGACCTTGTGTGACCCAGCGGTACCGCTCAGACCATTCCGCCAGGCTGAGATAGGCACGGGGCAAGAGAGCGTCACGGTGGGGAGCCTCGAAGTCAGCCGCCCGGGCGAGATCCCGGGTGGCTCGACTGTCATGCAGTGCGCCAGGCTCCGCCAATGTAGTTGGCATTGTTACGCATCGTCCTGAGCATCAACAAAGGAAAACGCCGACTGCCCGCCAGGTGCCGGCAGTTTTTCCCACCAAGGCACCAACGCGGGGCGTCCCTCTTGCGAGTCACCCGTGAAACATCCGAGAGCCATCTGTTGCC